ATCCTGACCCTGATATGAAACATCAGCAGCAGTATATCCAGGTGTACCACCAGATCCACCGAACTGTGTCGATGGTTCTTGGAACAATGCTTCGCCACCATTCTGTGCAGAATAACGAGCGCGTAAAGCAAAGATAAGACCAGTTGGCCCGCTCATTGGCTGAACGCCACAGATGTCATACGCAATGAGATTCGGCATCACTCTACGGACGAGAGAGATGAGGATCGGATCCCACTTAGCAACACCACCCGAATCGGGCATTGTACCAGCACCGTTTGCAGGCCCTGCTTCGCGGAGGTATTGCTCTTGGTTCTCTAAGAGTTGAGTGGTAACTGTCTTGCGCCAGTTGTCCTTGATTTCGGGAAGTTCAGCGTGTTCGACGATTGCCTTCCACTTCTTTTGTAGCGATTCTGAAATAGTTAGATCCATTTTTGTCTCCTATGACAAATTAGTTTGATTGAAAATACTTAAAAGGTAACTCATTATTTAGAAATCGCATTGTTTTGCTTACTTGCGTGTGCGGTTTAAACGGGAAAGAGCATTAGCATAGACACTCATTGATTCGCTGATGTTTTCTACAGAAGGAACATCAGAACCATCGATTGAATCTCCGACTTCTTCAGAAAGATTTCCTTCAGTTGTATCTGAATCGTTGTCATCAGATCCGCTGATTCCAAAATAGGATTCACGGATGATGTCCAACTTGCTACGGAAGTCATTCTCGTCTTCGAAAGAAACTCCTTCTGCCAACTTCTTTAATTTCTCTTTCTGTGTTTCTGCTAGACCATCGCATTGCTCGTCTAGAATATCAGAACGGCGAAGTTCGGCAACCTTCTTGCTGATTTCGACATTCTTGATAATCTGCTCATTGAGTTCGTTGGTGAGACCTTCGACCTTCTCTGCCATTTCATCAACAAGATCAACCTTGGCGGTTGGAACTTCGATGTTGTGTTCAAGGAAGAGTGAACGAAGACCTTCGATGAATTGCTCTGTTACCTCTGTACGAATGCCCTTCTCTACAGCGAGACGGTTTTCGGTCATCCATTCTTCGATGACATACGAGAGATACGAGTCCAATTGCTCGGTCAATTCATTCTTGATTTGCTCTTGTGCAGCGAGGATACGAGTATCAAACTCAGTTTCGAGTTCTTCGGCAATGGTTTCGATACGCTCATTTACAGCGGTTTCAAAAATAGTCGAAGCCTTGGTCTTGAAATTCTCGCTTAGATCTTCACCATTGAACATTGCGTCCATGTGAACAGCGAGGTCTTCCTTTGCCATGCGCTTCTTATCAACTGATGCTCTCTGCTTGGTTGCAGAGTCGCCATCACCTAATTGATCAACATCAAGTGGCTCAGGAATGATTGCTCCTTTACCTGTACCGTCTTGATATAGACCCTTATACTTGGCTGTTTCCTTCGGTAAAGTAACCTTACTAGCGGATGGATCCTGCATCTGCTTCTTAGCAGATACATTCATCGTTTGATTTGCGGCTGTATCGCTAGCCTCGACAACGGCATCGTCATCATTGGTTTGCTCGTCATTATCGAGGATTTCCTCTTCAAGGATTTCTTCTACTTCGTTGTTGTTATATGAGTCCATGAACTCTCTCCTATTTTAGTGAGGTTGCTTGTTATTTATGCTTTTCTCAAAGTCCGCGTAGGAACTTGTTAAAAACATTCATCTTGGTTTCTTCAAGGTGTCTTGAAGAAGATTTACGGATGTCCTTTTTGATCTGCTCAATATCGGCTTCGATTAAGCGACCACTTTCCCAAATCCACTCCTTGCCTTCCATGATTCCACGGACAAAGGCTTCGGGAGCAGAGGGGTCGGCTACGATATCGGCGGCAGTAGCAAGTTGGAAGTCATCTTTAACGACATTTACGCCATTACGCTCCTCCAACGAACCCATACCACGGCTCGAAACTCCTAATTTAGCCCCCTCATCGATTAGATTTTTAACAATCTTACCATAGGGGGTATCCATAATCTTAGCGCGACCAATGAAATTTGAACCTTCTTGGCGTAGTTCGGTAATCATATGACTAACCCGCTCAAGATTGATAGTTGGGCCTTCAGGATGTCCGAGTTCTCCAAAGGCTCTCTTTTGCTTAACAAAATTGTCGTTGTAGCGACCAACCTCATTTTGAAGAGTTTCCATTGGATACCTACGCTTATTGCGATTGGTAATATTGCCTTGAAGAAAGATACCTTCAATGAAATAGTTCTTTTGACCGGGAGAAGGCTCCTCGGTTAATACTTGGATATTTTCGTTGATGTCACAGAATAGTTTCATTTGGGTCTCCGTGTTAGATTAGAAGGGAACAAATTCCAAATATGCAGTTATAGTTGTACTTGCAGGAATGGTTACATAAAATTTACCATTATCACTTGGACTAACAACTTGATTCGGAACACTAAAGCGGTCAAAATTTATTTGTTTTGTTCCTTCAGGTAGTGTTAGTACTATAGATCTATCGCGTAATGGTGATGCATCAAATCCCATAACTGCTTTATCATTGGTACTAATACTATACGAGACCCTTGATAGGCTTGCAGATGTATTATTGATTCTTGGATCTACATTTGTATCAGTAAATCCATTATCAAATGCAGGAGCAGTAATACCAAAAGAAATAGTTCCTGCGGTATCTCCATATACACTTACAACACAACGATTTCTTGTTTGCACAAGATAGGTTGATGAATTAGCCATTATTCAGTCTCCTTTAATTTACCAAGGCAGAACTGAATTGCTGCCTCATGCGTTTTTCTTGATTCGATTACCATAGTTCGCAGAGCAACTTGATTTTCTTCTGACAATTCATCATGAGTTAAAATTACTACATTTGCGTGTTCGGGGGTAAGACGAATAACATCTCCATCCATTAGGCGAATTGTTCTGCCAGTTCCCTTCGCAGTCTCACTAAGCATTTTAATAATTTTTGAAGTAGTTTCTGTGAGTTTATATGACTCATTCAGACTCTTGATATTAGAACGAATCTCTTCGACTTGTTCTGCACGGCATTCGATTTCAAGTTTGAATTCATTTACAGAAGGAACATCGTGCATCTTGATATCTGCTTGTTTGGCAGCAAGATAGCCAACGGCTTCATTGAGCCGCTCCTTGTTCTTGAACTTGTAGATGATTCTTGGCATTAACCTTTGTAGTTTTTCTTGATATGTGCGAAGAACCGTTTCTTCTCTCCATCAGACTTGAGATCAGATGGGCTTGAAATTCCAAATCGTTTCATAGCAGCCTTGAAGAACTTTTCATACTCGGCTTTATCACCTTCCTTGAAGGTAATGTTTTCTTTCTTGAACATATCCTTAAACTCATCAAGGACACCTTCAGATACGGTTTTAGATATAGTCTTCGGCATATAAGGATGAACTGGCTTTCCTGTATCATATGGATCAGGAATAAATGCACCCTTACCGTGACCATCGTCATATAGACCATTATATTTATTTTTACCAACCTCTTGCTCTTCTTGCATCTTCTGCATACGCTCTGTGCGTATTTTGCGGTATTGTTCAATACGAGCCATTGTGTCGCGGACAACGCGAGTACGCCCATCGAGGTCTACCTTCTCAGTCAATGGAAGATCTCTTTCGACTGATTCCTTTTTTGTAACTGCTTGACCTTTATTTGCAGTCATTTCGATATATTCTTTGGTCATCTCTGTAGCAGACTCTAAGCCAGGAAAGAAATTCCAACGACTACCATCGATGTATACGCGAATAGGACGCGAAAGTCCTAAACCGATTTGTTTAAGTTCTACGATCTTTCCGTTGTGCTGAAAAGTTTTGACTAGAAATTCTTTTTCAAGCGTAGGATTTAGTCCATTGTCTTCATCCTTACGAATTTCAAATCCACCCGGAACAGGTTTAATAGACGAAATATCAACGCTATTGTCTGTGACTGCGTCAATTTGTTTCTGCATGGTTTCTAATTCTTTTTTACCAAGTACATTTCGCTTGATATCAACAGCATCTACCTTTGATTTACTTGTAGTAACTAAAGAATGCGACTTTGCAAGTTCTGCCTTCGCCTTCATTGCTGCCATATCTTGCGTATCTTCATTACTTTTTGTCTTGATTGTTTTTGAAGATGGAGGAGGTAAAAGAGTGTTGCCATTCTTCTTCTTTACACCAACGGTAGGAGGAGCAGAGGGAGCAAGAACATTTGCTTCTACTACTTCTTCTTGTTCACCAAGGATTTCCGATGCAATAGCCTGTTTACGAGATTCAAGCGAAGCAAATAACCGATTGCTTAATTCCTGTGAGAGCAAAGACTTAAAGGAAATTGCATCCTTTTCGTTTACTGAATTTATTGCATTCGATATGTTACTGTGATCCATGCTTGATCCTTATATTGATGATCCTGTTGAAGGATACATTCCCTTATTGCGCTCCTCAGTCATTTGCTTATCCATCTCTCTCATTTCACCTTCTGTCATACCAAGAACTTGCGAACGGATCCAATAATGAGAATAGTACTTACCTATGTATTTTTCAAGTTCGTTCAGTTCCCCACTACGCTGCTTTCGTAGTTCGGCATTCTTAGTTTCAACATAGTAAGAATCCTTTAGGTAATCTAAGAACAGGACTTCTTTAATCGAATTCCACTCATCAGCAGTAATAATATTCTTAAGAAGAATCTGCTTTCGTAAAATATCAAAGATCAATTCGTTGAACTTCGAGCGAAGACGAGTGATGAACTTTGAAAATTTAAGTTCATCGCGGTTAATTTCAGACGAACGACCAAGTGCAATACCTTTGTCTTGCTCAAGTCTGCTGACAGGAACATTTAGAGCGTGATACAACTTCTTTTGGAAGTAGATGATATCTGCTAACTCACCGAGGTTTTGTGCGCCCGAAAGTGTGCTAATTTCAGTTCCCTTTGAACCTTCACGGCGAGGTAGCCAATAGTCCTCAAGCATGGACATAAACTTACGGTCATCGCGGATTTCGCCAGTCTGTGCGTCATAGACCAACTTATTACGATACCGATTCATAATGTCCTTGACATAGGCTTCTGCCTTGGTCTTTGGAAGATTACCTACATCGATATAGAAGATTCGGCGTTCGGGTGCGCGAGAAATACGATAGATGACTACGGCATCTTCCATCATGCGTAATTGATTTAGCGGCTTAATAGCCTTATGCATGAACCCAACAGTACGGCGATATCGGCTATCAAATAATCCCGATGAGCAGAAAGCAATAGCATCATCGCTGATTTTGATACCTTGGGCAGAACCAACTTTTGGATTGTCTTTGTTGTAAAGATAGAAGTCACGAAATCCTGTGATAATCTTGGTACCATCAGGACGAGTTTCTTTCTTAAATTCGCGGATCTTCTGAATATTCATTGGATCAACATAACGAATTTCAAGAATGCCCTTCTCAGGCTTTTCTTCATCAATAATGAGATGGAAATATACCTTTCCATCAACATACCAACGGCGAAATACTTCATATCCGCGTGAATCAAATGATAACAAACGAAGAACATTCTTGAACTCTTCTTCAATTTTGCTTTTGATTTTTGGACTTAAAGTATTGTCGTTAGTAAAGGACATCTTGACAGGCATCTTGCCTGGTTCTGATACAATTGCTTCGTTGACAATATCATCAACTGCAATTTCACAGATGGGATCCATTGACATTTCCCGATACTTGGCTACCAGTTCAAAATCATTACGAACTGAACCATCTAAGTCAACATACTGACCGTAAAAGCCACCTGCTTCTACTGGAATAGCACCATCGTCTGTGGTGGGAACCACGAACGACTTGAGTGCTTTGAAATCAGTTTGTTGCTTCTTTGTACGCTCTAACTTGAAGCCGAACACTTCCATTTTTTAAACCTCTCTATTGCCTGAATTTACTCAGGTTGTTGTTCCTGCTAACTGATAGTACTGATACGACAACACAACACCAAATTCAGAGATTGATCCCTTGGAATCAAAGGCAAGTTCTACTGATTGAATTTCCTTTGGATAGCAACCAACGAACTTATAGGTGCAAATCGCATTACCTTCGCGGGTGAGAGGTTGTACTGCCCAATCCATGAAGTATGAGTTGAAATTGTTTGGCCCAACATTGCTCTGATAGGAGTTAATGAGGTTTGACCAAGATTCAAATGCCTTGCGTAGATTGTATGAACCATCGTTGTATACCTTCAATGTCCAATCTCCAAATGTACGGTCAGCAGCAAACTTCATAGTTCTACCCATGAAGTTAGCAGTACCTTCACTAAGAGTAGAAGCAGGAATCGATGCGCCCTTGCAGAGGAAGGTAATTTGGCTATTGGCGTTTCCGTTGTTAACCAAGCCACCGACTGCACTAACAGCACCAGCAGCAGCGGTACCAAAGATT